GCGGACCAGAAATTCCTGGGGCTTTTCGGAGAGAACGACAGCGTTGAGGCGGTGTTGACCGTTGAGCAGAAGGCCGTCCTTGCCGATGCAGATGGCGTCATTTCCGACGAGCCACTCGCCGCGGGCCATGGCGGCGGCGTAACGGTTGACAGCAGCTTTGTTGAGAGTGCGGTTGCTGGTGTTCATTTCCAGCAGCGCTTTTGCATCGGCTGGAGTGATGGTGCGAATTTCAGCCATTAAAGTGATGCCAGCCTGTTGCTGGCTTGAAGGAGCAGAAGTGACGGGTCAGGGTTGGTGGGGCTGCAACCCCTCTGGCCCGCTGAGCACAGCTTGCCATCGCTCAACCATCAAACGAGCGACAGCGTGTGACACATCCTGCATTGTCATAGGTAAGATGACTCAGCCGATGCCGCTCAGTCAGTTCACCACGCTTCTCATGCGTGAGCTGTCAATGGCACAGGCACCAACACCGGTGCAGCTGCAGATCCTGGACTATCTGGAGAACGGTCCCAAACGCCGCGTCATCGCTGCATTCCGCGGCTGCGGGAAGTCCACCCTGTCAGCGATGTACCTGTTGTGGAAGCTGTATCACGAACCGGACGAGAAGATCCTGATCATCAGTGCCTCCATGTCCAGATCGGAGGCGATGACAGCGTGGTTGCTGCAGACCATTGGGCGGGTGCCATGGCTGAAGCACATGCAGCCCAATAGCTATGACGGTCGCTACAGCCGGATCAACTTCGATGTCGGCACCTGCCTGCACATCGAGCAGAGCCCCAGTGTCCGCGCTGCGGGAATCACCGGACAGATCACCGGCTCCCGTGCCAGCACGATCCTGGTTGACGACTGCGAAACACCCCAGACCTGTCTCACGCAAGTCCAGCGTGAGAAGTTGCGCAACAGCTTGAACGAGCTCGAAGCCATCTTGAAACCCGGCGAGGGTCCAGAGATCGTCTACCTGGGCACACCCCATAGCAGCACCGACTCGATCTACTTCGCTCTGCAGCGGGACCTGAACTACGAAATGCGGATGTGGCCCGCCAGGGTCCCAGGTGACACCACTCCCTACAAGGGGGCACTGGCACCGTTGATCGATAAGCGGGTGGGCCTCGCCACAGGCCGCCCCACCGACACCCGTTTCAGCGAAGACGAGCTCCTCCAGCGCGAGCTATCCATGTCCCCGATGCAGTGGAAGCTCCAGTTCCTCCTGGATGCCACCCTCTCGGACATCGAGCGCTACCCCCTCCGCTGCGGGGACTTGATGGTGATGACCGTCGATCAGTACCTACCTGAGGTGCTGATGTACGAAAAGGGCAAACACCTTGCGTTGGAAGACCTGCCCTGTGTTGGCATGGCCCACGATCCACGCTTCTACCGCCCGGCCCAGACCGAGGGAACCATTCACGTTGATGAAGTTCCCACCGTCATGGCCCTGGATCCATCCGGCGGTGGCTCTGATGAGTTCGCCTGGGCTGTCGTCAAAGCATGGGGTGGCAACTACTTCCTGATGGAGTCCGGTGGTCGCCTGGGGGGCGTTGGCGAGAACTTATGGCAACAGCTGGCGATGATCGCCAAACGCCACCACGTCAACGAGATCCTGGTGGAGACGAACTTTGGTGGCCTGGAGGTCTACTCCCAGTTGCTAAAACCCTTCCTCGTGAAGGTGGGAGCAGCCTGCCGGGTTGAACCGATCCGCTCCAACCAGCGCAAGGAGCTGCGGATCATCGACACCCTGGCCCCGGTGCTCCAGACCCATCGCATGGTGGTGGATCGGCGGGTGGTGGAGACCGACGCCGAGATCCTCAAGAACGCTGGGGATGATCGGGACAGCAGCTACAGCCTGTTCCTGCAGATGACCAGGCTCACCCATGATCGGGGCTCCCTGTTGCACGATGACCGCCTGGATGCCTGGGCCATGTGCATCCAGTGGTTCCAGGAACAGGCTGCACAGGATCAGGTCAAACGCCAGTCCGAACGCCACACCGAATTGCTGGAGGCGCATTTCGCAGACTGGACCGGGCATCTGTTGATGACGCCTGATCGGGCCGCCATGGGGATGAGCCTGGAGCAAGCCAGGGCATCGGATGCTGCATCAAGCGGCAGCGGTAGCTGGCTCTAACTTTGGCCAGCATTCAACGGTTGATCATGTACAACCCCGCCTGGCAGAAGGAAGACGAGGGCCGCCTGATCTGGCTGGAGAAGCTGTACAGACTGGACGGAAGGCACCATGGCATCCACCCCAAGGCCGGGACCTACACCGGCCTGGTGGATAAGTACGGGGCTATGCCCTGGAAGTAAATGCTTCCTCTGCAGCACGGGCATTGGCTGCCCGTAGCTGCGGTTCCTTGTCCGGCACCAGGTGGTGGCTGGTCACGTAGCAGCAGCTGGTGAACCCGTCCTCCGTCAGGCACACCTGGATCAGCTCGGGTTCAAGGCAGTTGATCTCCAGGCTCATTTCCCCTGGCCTCGGCTGAGTTTCCTCCCGCACTTGGGACGGCTGCCGCGGCCATTCCCTTGGGTGGTCTTCTTGTGCACCGCCTCCTTGTGGGTGGCGCCGGTGGGGGACTTCTTGGGCTTCATCAGAAGGTCCAGCTGGTAGCAGTGGTTTTCACCACGGGCCGCCGTGCTGGGGTGCCCAAGCTCCAGGGAGTGGATGGGAGCTGGAACGCGGTGTAGACCCGTCCGGTCCCATCGATCATGTTGAGGGGGAAGGTGAGTGGAGCACCTGCGGCAGCGTTGGTTGCGGGTGCAGCGGGATCGGTGGTGTCAGGCATGGCTCAGTCGGGTGTCATCATCATCAGTTTTTCAAGCTCTTCTGCAGTCGGAAGTGCTTTATGAATGTCCTGCAGGGGGACTGATGCTTCCACCGTTGCAGTGATGTTGTTGTCCTTGAGGAACTTCATTGCACGATCTAGGCCTGCAATGCGCTCCCGTGGATCATCACTGTGCAGCAATGACACGATCTCTGCACCAACAAGGCCGTGGATTTGCCCCAGTAACGCTTCCGAAGCCCTGCTCATAGGGGTAACCTGCAGTCATCTGGTGTCATTAAACCTATGGCAGGGAAGCGCGGAAAGGGCGGTAAAGGCGGCAAGAAAGGTTGCTGATAGATGTACAGCCGTCCAGGTACAAGCCAGGTTGATGCACTCACTAGGGTGCCAACGCCAATGTCAATCGACGTTGGCGGAGCACCGCGTGTAAGCCGATCTGCTGATGGTCGGTTGATGGACAATCGCAGCCCCAGTCAGGTGCTGCAAAACGGTCAGGCACGGGCGGCTGAAGTCACCAACTTCATTGAAGGTCTCACCAAGGTTGCAACCCCGCTGATCAAAGATCAGCTCACCAAGCAAGCCAATCAACAGGTCGGGGAACTCCTCCAGACCCAGGATCCTGTTGCGTTGATGCGCAGCAGTGCATCACCTGAGCAGCGTGCCCTGCTCCGCCAGCTCTCCCCCCAGGCGCGGGACATCATCGAAAACCAGGCGGCCCAGGGTGCCGTCACGATGTACGCCCAGACCTATGAGGCAGAACGGGCAAAGCGACTGTCCGTCCTGCAAAGCACCACTGCTTCTCCGGAGGAGAAAGCCAAAGCCCAGGCCGATGCAAAGGCCGCGGCCTTGGAAGCATCGGGCATTGGTCAGATGCCACCCCAGGCTCTCGCTCAGTACGGCGACACCCTGGCCAAAGTCGATGCCGAACTTCAGGGCCGTGATTACAAGGCCACGGTTGAACAGGCTGACAAGGAGACCAAGACCAAGTGGAAGACCGGTCTCCGCGGCCAGATGCTGCAGCTCACCAAGTGGCGGCTTGATGTCGCTGGCGGTGGCGACGAAAAGCAGATTCGCCAAAGCATGAGCAACTTCCGCGATGCGTTTGAAAACGACATCGTGAAGAACTCAGCTGCTGGTACGCCCCAGGAACAGGCGCAGCTCTGGGGTGAAGCATTCCTGGAAGAGGTGCAGCGGTTGAAAGTTGCTGGCCAATACGAGGACGCGATGAACCTCATTGGCACCATGGAGTCCCTCACTGAGTTGGGCCCTAAGGCACCAAGCGGAATTGCATTCTTTGACCAGAAACTGAGCGACGGACGCACCTTGTCCTATGTCATCAGCTCCACTCGTGATGCGATGGAGGATGACTACAAGAAGTTCCAGAACGA